ACGTCCACCCCGCGGTAATAATCACCACCGCAGGACTCCCTAAACGGGACATCGTGAAAGGTCTTATCAAGATTAATCACGAAGCCCAACTGCTCAAAGGTTGTAACAACTCTTCCGTGCATAGCGATGTCATAAATCATGTCATCGCCGTAAACAGAGATGAGTTTACGATTCCAGCGGTTATACATTGTCGCTTCGATCGCCTTGAGCAATGCTAGGAAGACCAACGTCTGTAGAGGAAAGGTATACCCGATACCCATAGTGCAGAAAGTTTCACTTTCCACACGAGTACCGTTGGGCAACTCCACGTATCCGATCCGAGACTGGTCTAAAATTCTAAACCAATCAGGAGGGAACAGAAGTTTAACAAGCGCAACTGAAATTGAATCAGAAGCACTCGAAAGATCAGCAGTCACATACTTTTGATGTATGGAAGCCTCTCTTGCTAGGACACGATGACGCTGTTGAAGCGTCCTAATGTCATAGCCCTTTCTCTTAAGTCTTTTCCGCATAATTTCGCCTAGACCGAAGCTCATGTATGAGCCGATAGTCGTATTCGGCATAATCGCGCGTAATGACTTAAACGTTTTGGGGACTAGCGTCAGCGCCAGAGAACTGACTTCCTGGTAGGTGGACCTCAAAGGGTCACTTTCCTTCTGTGCCGCCCAGTATTCTTGGACGAACACATCTTGACTCATTTCTTCGTCAAACCAAGAAATCTGTTCAAGAGAGCCGGTCAAAGGCAACTCCCAGCGGGCCGCAAGTGTAGCGAGCCTCGCCGGGATACCAACCGACGCCCGTCTTCCAAATCTGCAGAGACTGCGATGTTCTTCATCGCTGTACACGCCCAAAACTTGAGCGATGTAAGTTCGAGCAGTATGAATGACCTTCGTCGTAAATGTATCGACGGCGTCCAGACACACACCTCTAACCCGATTCTGAGTGTCTTCAAAAGCCTGAATCGACTTCTGAATTAACTCTTCGTCGCTGTAGATGTCATTTCTGAATCTATATCTCTTGAAGAGTGACTGGATCTGATAGGCGGCTTTGAATCTAGCCGTGTTCTCATCCTCAACCACCGCAGATACAACCTGGCGGATGTTCGCGATGTTACCGGTCTGTAGTTCAACCAGTAACGCATCAAAAAGCGCGTAATCCTCCAAATTGCTTTGGAAGTCCCTGACTAGGGACGATGCCACTTTCAGCATCATCTGATCGACTGAGAAGTTTTTCAGTCTTTTGCTCTGCTTTTTCATGTTTCCTCCAATGGTTTTAGTGAGGAACATCCAGGGTCAGGACAACGACCCTGTCGCCCAGAAGTTCACAGTGTCCGCATCGGTCAGCAATTGTGCACCTAAGACATTTAAGTCCAGGGCATTAGCCGCCGAGAAAGACGGGTGTACTTCACGTTCAATCCGGATGGTATTAAAAACAACCTGTCCGGTGGAGAGGACCTGAGGAAAAGCCAAACAAATGCTTTTCTTGTCCTTTCCGTAAACGTTAGTGGCTGCATTCACAGTGGGTGGACGGTATTTAGCCGTGATCATCCTCCGTGTCTGGTAGTCGGCATCAGCCGGAACAACCAGTTGCAGGCCATTTGGGATCGTAACGCCTACGTCGGCGAATACGAGGGCAGAGCCACCAGATGGAGCTATCGTGGCGCCGGTTTGCAGTGACATGTTTTTCAATGCCATGGTGAACCTCCTTCGTCCTGCTTATTGCAGGGATAGCTTAATGTGCAAAACTCCTTAGCGTAGCCAGAACTGGCTTTAGCAAAAGAGCCGCAGCATCAGCTTGATGTAGCCTGGTCATCGGATTGATTTTCCAGACTGGGGTGACTGAGATGGGCTGGTTACAGACTCTCGAGTAGGTGAAGTTATAGACTTCTTCACTTCCAAGGGAACCTGTGTACCCTTCAGACCACGAACCGGAACGGGTCGTCCTGACCTCATTAACGGTCGTAGCCCAATGGCCACGTATGGTGACGGCAGGATTCGGTGTAATTGCCTGAATCCAATCTCCAACACCAACAAACCAATCCACCACAAACGAGTAGGGGACAATTTCCCACACTGTAGCAGGAACATCTCTTAGGCGAACGCCTAAGACCTGCTGTAGGTGCTGAGAATTTGTATGAGGATGTACATCGTACAAAACCCCTACGCCTCGTCTACAGTTTCTTCTGTAGACCTCTGTGCCGCTGGTTTTTGCATTCAACCAGTCAGGCTGGTTCGTCCAGGTGCCTGTCTTCGATGTCTCGAAGCTGCTCCCGGACCGGACTACAAGTCTCCTCTGGCCAAGATTATCACGTTTTCTGTGAGCTTCTTGGATGACGGTATTTACGTCCATCAACAGAGGTTTCCACCCATAACGGTATTCCAGCCACGAATCGCTTGTAGCCTTCAAAACGCTTTGAGTGGTTTTCCCAAGCCTACGACTCCTGAACTTGACCATTTGGCTAAGTAAAGAACTCGCTGACTTGAACGGATGCTTTAGCATGCTTAGTGTCTGACCGAAATCTCGGACAGATTCTCCACTAAGTAACGCCGAGCTGTTAATCTTAGCATAAAGCTTGATCAACAACTGGTCGCTGCTCTCCATCATCTCTGATGGGGGAACCGTAAAATTCCCATGAGCTCCGCCGCCCGTAATGAGGAATGAGTCACCGCGAACGCTATACCCGAACTGATTACTACCAGAACCGGGTGTTACGACGCGGGCCCATTTAGTCACGGAACAGTCGCTGAGCAACACGCCACCGGAATCTCGAATCCTTCGAAATTCGGTATTGTTGTTGTCGTTGACTGTCGCTGTGTCTCCAACGAATCCGGAGACATAGACAGCTTCAGGTTGGCCAGGTGCAGTAGCGTAAAATCTACTGATGACTTGGTTATCCGAGGTCCGTGTTCTGGTTGTGGGCATGACATCCTCCTTGTAGTTATGTATGCATTGGTATGCATACAATTGACGTCCCTGCCTTCCTCTGGTTCTTAGATTCGATCTAAGAACACCACAGCTTACTTCGCTTACCGATTTGGAGAGTTGATTAATGTAGGACTAGGACAATTCCTTGCGGAATATCCGACACCTCATTTAACCAGAGCTTTCCAGCGGCAGTGTCGAGTTTCGGCTGCGGTTCTTTCGACTAGGAAGA